CATCAGCAATTCAATCTCGTATTTACTATGCGATGCGTCAAGAGTTTAGATTACTTAAAGGTATTATTAGAGATTACACTCCAGCAGAATATAACTATGATCCAGAAATTGGTGATAGAAGAGCTAAGCAAGCGGATTACGATAATGTAGATGTTATCCCAGTAAGTGATCCAAATGCTGCAACCATGTCACAAAAGGTTGTTCAGTATCAAGCTGTAATGCAAATGGCACAGGCTAATCCACAAATTTATGATCAAGTAGAATTAAATAAACAGATGTTAGAAGTATTGGGTATTAAAAACATTGGTAAGTTAATTCCTGCTGCTGATGATTTTAAACCAAAAGATCCTGTATCTGAAAATATGGCAATCATTAATGGTAAACCTGTTAAAGCATTTATCTACCAAGATCATCAAGCACATATTGCAGTTCATATGGCAGCTATGCAAGATCCAAAGATTCAACAAATGGTTGGACAAAACCCACAAGCAGGCATGATACAAGCTGCAGCTATGGCCCATATTAATGAACACGTTGCTTTTGAATATAGAAAACAACTTGAAGAGCAATTAGGTGTACCACTACCTAATATGGATGAAACATTACCAGAAGATGTTGAATTTGAGTTATCTAAACTTATGTCAGACGCTGCAAGAAAACTATTAGCTAAAGATCAAGCTGAAGTTCAACAGCAACAAGCTGAACAACAAGCACAAGATCCAATTATTCAAATGCAACAACAAGAGTTAGCTCTTAAAGCACAAGACTTACAAATTAAAGCACAAAAAACTCAAGCAGATATTCAAGCTGAACAAACTAGATTAGCGCTAGATAAGATGCGTATTGAATCTCAAGAACGTATTGCCGGAGCTCAATTAGGTGCAGATACTGTAACGGCTAATAAAGAACTAGAAGCTAAACAATTAATGGAAGGTGCAAAACTTGGTGTTCAAGTTGTACAAGCAAACAAACAACAAGAAATTCAAAAGGAATCACAAAAACCACAGGAGTAATTAAATGGACCAAACGCTAGAGCTATTATTGTCTCGAATAGAGGATCAGCGCAAAACAGTTTTAATAAATTTAGGAGACGGAGCAGCAAAAGATTTTGCTTCGTACCAAAATATGACAGGATATATACGAGGTCTATCCGTCGCAGAAAGCATTATAAAAGACCTTGCACAAAGAATGGAGACTTATGACGATGAGTGACATACTCACAATGAATAAAGATATAGTTGATGCATCAGGTCGACCTATCAATATTCCAGTAATAAATGAAGTAGATGTAGAAGATATACCGATTGAAGAAAGAGGTTTACAGCTTCCAGAACCAAAAGGTTATAAAATTTTGTGTGCAATTCCAAATGCTGCAGAAGAATATGAAAGCGGTTTAGTTAAAGCTGCACAAACTAGATCTATTGAAGAACATTCTACAGTTGTATTATTTGTAGTAAAAGTAGGTGATTTAGCTTATAAAGATGAATCAAGATTTCCTACTGGTCCATGGTGTAAAGAGGGTGATTTTGTTTTGACACGTGCTTATGCAGGTACAAGATTTAAAATCCACGGAAGAGAATTCCGCATTATTAACGACGATACCGTTGAGGGAGTAGTTCAAGACCCACGCGGTTATACACGCGCATAGGAGAAAGTTATGGCTGAAGTAAAAGATGGCGATATTGTATTTGAATATCCAGACGATGACGAAATACCAGGTAGTAAATTGCCTGACGAAAAAGAAATTTCAGTTAAAGCTGAAAAAAATGAAGTTAAAATAGAAACAAAAGCAGATGATATTGATCTTGAAATTGAAGACGATACTCCTGCTGAAGATAGAAATAAAGAACCACTACCCAAAGAAGTAGTTGAAGAAGTTGAAAATGATACTCTAGAAGATTATTCAGAGAGAGTTAGAACTCGTTTATCTCAAATGAAAAAAGGTTGGCATGACGAAAGACGTGCTAAAGAAGCAGCAGAACGAGAAAAACAAGAAGCTATTAAATATGCTCAGCATATTATGGAAGAAAATAAAAAGCTTAAGTCTACTCTAGAATCAGGCGAAGAAACATATATTAGAACTTTGCAAGATGCACTTGAAAATCAATTAAATTTAGCTAAACGAGATTACCGTGAAGCTTATGATTCAGGTGAAACTGATAAAATTATAGATGCTCAACAAAAGATGAATGATGCACAACTTAGGTTGTCTCAAGCTAAATATTATGAGCCTAAATTTAAAAGTGCTTTACAAGAGGACGAAAATCCTGTATATATACAACAAAATCAACCTAATATTCCAAAACCAGACGATAAAGCCCTTGCTTGGCAAGATAAAAACGAATGGTTTGGTAAAGATGAGGAAATGACAAGCCTCGCATTAGGTTTACATGAGAAATTAGTTAGAAGCGGGATTAGTCCTTCTTCTGATGAATATTACCGTCGTATTGATACTACGATGCAGAAACGATTCCCAGAATACTTTGGGGATGCAACGCTAGACGAGGAAAAACCCGCCGAGCGCACAAAACCTTCGACTGTAGTTGCTCCGGCAACGCGTAGCACCGCGCCTAAAAAAGTGCGTCTGACGAAGACACAAGTAGCGTTAGCCAAGAAATTTGGTCTAACACCGGAACAATATGCAAGAGAAACTTTAAAATTGGAGAATGCAAATGGATAATAGACAAGATCGTGAATTACAAACAAGAGACGAATTTCAAAGACCTGATAGCTGGAAACCTGCATCATTATTACCTGAGTTTAAAAAGGTACCTGGTTGGGCTTACAGATGGATTCGTACAAGTGTGATGAATGACGCAGACAATCTAAATGTATCTTCCAAAATGCGTGAAGGATGGGAACCCGTTAAATTAGCGGACCACCCTGAAATGAAACTAATGGTCGATCAAAACTCTCGCTTCAAAGAAGGCGTTGAAATTGGTGGACTATTACTTTGCAAGATCCCACAAGAATTTGTTGATCAACGTAAAGCTTACTACGCTACACAAGCGCAGCAACAAGCTGATGCGGTTGACAATAGTTTCTTAAAACAGAGCGATGCACGTATGCCTCTTTTCTCAGAGAAGAAGTCTACAACATCCTTTGGTAAAGGCAATTAATTTAAAATTTTAAGGAGATAATTATGGCTTATCCAACAGTCGATACTCCGTACGGTTTTGAACCGATTAATCGTTTTGATGGTATTCCTTACGCTGGTGCTACTTTACAGTACCCAATCAGCGGTTCGTACAATACTGCAATCTACAACGGTGCATCTGTCAAACTAGACGGAGGTAATATCGTATTATCTGGCGCTACAACATCTGGTACTATTCTCGGTGTGTTTGTTGGCGTTCAATACGTTAATTCACAAGGTCAAACAGTTCAAGCTCAATACTATCCAGGTACAAGCGTTACTAGCGCTATTGCTTATGTAGTTGTTGATCCTGCAGCTGAATTCAAAGTAACAGTAACAAACTCAGGCGCTCCTACAGTAGTAACTGGAGCAAATGCTACAATCGTTGGTACTAACGTCGCTGAAATCCAAAACGGTACAGGTTCTACAACAACAGGTAATGCACAATCATCTATTGTTAAACCTGCTAACGGTGCGGGCGATACATCAACATTACCATGGAGAGTAGTTGCAGTTGTTCCAGATACAGCATATGTATCAGGCGGCGCAACAATTTATCCAGAAGTTATTGTTAAGATGAATACATCTCAACTACTCGGTGCTACTGGCACTACTTACACAGCTTAATTAAGGAGAATAAAACATGGCTATTTCACGTGCACAGCTCCTAAAAGAGCTATTACCAGGTCTAAACGCACTATTTGGTTTAGAATATAAACGTTACGGCGAAGAACACAAAGAAGTATATGAAACAGAAACTTCAGAACGTTCATTCGAAGAAGAAACAAAACTTTCAGGTTTCTCAGCAGCACCAGTCAAAAACGAAGGCACAGCTATCGCTTATGACAATGCTCAAGAAGCTTGGACTGCTCGATACAATCATCAAACTATTGCTCTTGGCTTCAGCTTAACTGAAGAAGCTGTAGAAGATAACTTGTATGACACATTATCAGCACGTTACACAAAAGCTTTAGCTCGCGCTATGGCATACACAAAACAAGTTAAGGCTGCTGCAGTTC